GAAGTGGATTTCCTCATTCAACGAGAAAATGACATTTTCCCTGTTGAGGTCAAGTCTGAGGCCAATACCACCAGCAAGAGCCTCAAGAAGTTTAAGGAGTTGTTCCCGGATCAAGTCAAGCTTCGTGTGCGGTTCTCTCTGGATAATCTGAAGCTGGATGATGATGTACTGAACATCCCTCTGTTTATGGCAGATCAGGCAGATCGGTTGATTGGGCTGGCATTGGAACATAAACACGGATGAGCAAAGGAGATCAACTATGAATAGATTTGATATAATTAACAGAATTGGTGACAAGTATCGTGTTGGAAACACTGAAACGGGAGAATTTAGCTACGCTCAAGCGCTAAAAACCGTTGGTAAGGACATCAAAGATTATCAAAAGGCTACAACTGGAACGCAACACAAATTCCTTGACATCCGTTTTGAAAATGAACGTTTGGTAGTTCTTGTGGAATGTAAAAACAAGTTCAGCCGTTGGGATAAAGCTAAAATTCAGGGTCAGTTACAGGATTATGTTCGCTTCGAAAAAGCATATTCGGACAAAAAGATTGTTGCTATCCTTGCAGAAACCGATGGCGATGAAGTTTGGGTTTGGTTTGGTCAATCTGTCATTATCGATGACGAACATCGCATGGAAGAAGAAACCGTTCTTCGTACATTTGAAGAATACGAAAACTTGTGTTTTGGTAGGGTAAACGACAAAATCAAAGTTGTTGATTCCATTAAAACGCTTAATGAAAAACTCCATTCAGATGGCATCAATGAAAAACTGCGTAGCCAGTTTGTTGGTACTTGTCTTCTTGCCCTCAAAAACGGGCTTGTTTACAAGAATGTAAAGGAAACACTCGACCCGAAAACCGGAAAGAAGCTTGCTCCCGAGCGTGTCGTTTTGAAAAGCATTAAAGATATTCTGGAGGGCTTGCTTACTCGTGGCGGCAGTCTGAACAAAGCAGGAAAGCTCGCTGTTTTGAACAGTAAAGTGCTTGATGATCAGGATGTTACAAGTTTGACCTATAAGGAACTTGAGGATATTTTGCAATTCATTGATGACAATGTTGTTCCTTATATCAATGACAAGAGTACCGCTGGACAAGATTTATTAAATCTATTCTTTACCACATTCAATAAATATGTCGGAAAGTCCGATAAGAACCAGGCATTTACCCCTGACCACATCTGCGATTTTATGAGCAAAGCTGTTGGTGTAAACAAAAACTCCCGTGTTTTGGACAAAACCACGCCGAGATTGATACAATTCCATACCCTCAAAAATGCCGCAAATCCGCCGTTTCTGGGCGGTTTTTCTATTTTCGGCACTGTGGCGGCGTAGGCAGAACAGCGGTCTTGCCAGGGGGATTCGCTCTTTTCAATGATACTCTGTAACGATAGAAAAGCTATCGTTACAGAGTAGGGCTATCGTTAAAATGTAGAAACTGTTCTCGTTGTGGTATAGAGGCTTGACTCTGGACTGAAAACAGTTTATAATTAGACTGAATTAAGGGCAAGGAGGAAAGACGCCGTGACAGATTCATGCATTTATCTTGATACCTATGTGTTGCAGCAGGATATGCGAGTAAGAATGCCGAAAGCAATCCTTTCTAATATGGGAGTTGAAAAGGGAAAGACCACTTTTGATATTTATTTGAATGCGCAGGAAAATGAATTGATTTTCCGTATTCATCATGATAAAGAAGGAGAAAAAGCCGATGAGTGAGCCGTTAAGAGCCATTTCGTTGTTTTCTGGGGCGGGCGGCATGGATGTCGGTTTTGAGAATGCCGGGATAAAAGTTGTGTTTGCCAATGAACTGGTTGCCGATGCTGCTGAAACCTATAGAGCCAATCACCCAGACTGTATAATGGTCAACGATGACATCAATAATGTAATCGATTCTCTTGGCAAATATGAGGGGATTGATCTTGTATTTGGAGGCCCTCCATGCCAGGGCTTTTCAGTAGCGGGGAAAATGGACCCTGATGATGACAGAAGCAAATTGATTTTTACTTTCCTGGATGTCGTTGAAAGAGTCAAGCCAAGAGCTTTTGTGATGGAGAATGTAAAAGCCCTGGGCGAACTGAGTAAATGGAAAGATGTACGAGAACGCTATTTGAAGAAGGCTTCTGACCTTGGATATTCGTGCCATTATTTTGTTTTAAATGCCACAGATTATGGCGTGCCGCAGAAGCGGGAGCGCGTATTCTTTATTGGAATCCGAGGGGATTCGTTTGATGAAAAGCGTCTTCATCAGCTTATCACACATCATAAAACGAAGGCTGCTCCCATCAGGGATATCTTGTTACCTCTTGGCAAAGCAGGCAGTGAGGAGAATCCACGGACTTGTGTGGCAAAGATTAATTTTTGCGCACGGCCGGTTATGCGTAAATCCCCTTATGCGGGTATGTACTTTAATGGGCAGGGACGCCCGATAGATATCGATGGCTATGCGAATACCCTTCCGGCTTCTATGGGCGGGAATAAAACGCCGTTTATAGATGAAGACTACTTGTATGGGGAGGCAGATGATAATTTCATCGAGAACTACCACAAAGGTTTGATGGATGGAACGATTACCCCGGAATACAAGGAAGCTCCCAGCCGCCTTAGAAGAATTACGATACGGGAAGCGGCTAAGATTCAGACCTTCCCAGATGATTATATCTTCTGTGGCAAGCCGGCGGCAATTTATAAACAAATCGGCAATGCAGTGCCTTGTAAAATGGCGGAAGCCGTTGCATCGGCTGTTGCTGAATATCTCCAAGCGTAAAAAGCGGGAATGTGTTACCTTAATGTGGTACACATTCCCGTTTTTTATGCCTGCATTGCTTCGGTCAAGGCATCGTTCCAAGCCACCTTAATCGTTGCTTGTACATCCTGGGCATTGAACAGTTCAAACATTCTTTCATTGTATGCAGTCCGAAATGCCTCATCTCCAGAAAGCAGGATGTGGATGGTTAAATCTGTGATGGAAGCGAAATTGATATTATACCCCTGCGCAAAATACGCTTTTGCTCGTTCCAGCGCATTTTCCCTTGGAAGGTCGTTTGTATAAACGAATAAGTACTCAGCGGCGTTGTTCAGTGTGATTTTTGTGGAGAAAGTGGAATCAACGCGGGAGCCGTCTATTGGCCGCTCAGTAACTTCAATGGCTTTAAAGATCGCTCCATCCTTGTAAATCGTAATATCACCTGGTGCGCCGGTCGCACCATCTGCGGCGTTGATCTCCTGGCGTTCTATGGTCCACCCCGCATTCATCTGACCGTTGATAGTGGAGAAGACGGCATCCGTCAGGAGCATGGGAATAAGGCCGCCGCTCTGGCGATGCTGTAGTTTGTTTAGGAACATACGGTACTGATCGATGCGGAGTCGGCGGATTGGAACAAGTCGGACAATCGACTGCTCACGGAGGTCGATAAAGCACTTCAATAAGGCAATGATGATCGTTTCCACCTCGTCACTTTCGGACACAGCCTCCAAGGTGGAAATCAGTGACAGCAAAGCGTCAAAGCCTTCCTTATCGCGCAATCCATCCCTTGTATCTTCAGTGAAAGTAACATTCCTGCGGAAAGTCGCCAGATAAGGACCTTTGGAACAAGGGATCTGCTTTGAAAACAGGAACGGATTGACTGCCTTCTCATCCAAAGTACGCCCATTAAAAGCGTCCTCGCCCTGTTTGACATAGGGGTGCCGGATATTGCAGCTCCTGTCCTGATACCTTGCTACTGCGCAGCCCAGCAGGACCTCGCGGTAGGACTGTGTTTTTGAGGAAAAGATTGTATCCAGCGCATCCTTATTGTCTGTGATATATTGAGTCACGGCTGCCGGAAGTTCCTGGGCAGCTTTTTCGTATGAGTTGTTGAGAAGAACCTTTGCCTGTTCGTAATCGATAGCCATTTTATTTTTCCTCCTGATCGTCAATTGTTTCGAGGATGTCCTCTATGTGACAGCCCAGTGTTTCACATATTTTCAAAAGAACGTCTGTAGTAATGTTTCCGCCTTTGCCAAGTTTCGCAATAGATGCGGCGCTGATACCAGCGGCATCTTTTAGCTCCATCTTAGTCATGTTCTTGTCAATAAGAAGTTTCCATAGCTTGTTATAACTGATACGCACTTGTTTGCCTCCTCATTATTTCATACCCATCATCATTTCATAATGCTGGTCCTGCCCCATGTGATGGAAAATCATCTGGAAAGTATCTCTGCACTGCTGGACGTCTATGCAGTCGTCCACATAATGCATACCATCATTTATGCCGGACGAATTGGCGGCAATGTACGAAAGCATGGCGGACGCCAGTTCAAATTTAGAGAAATCCTCATTGCCAAAATCATCGTGGGTAAAGGCGTCCTTATTCTCTTCGAGTATCCTCTTTCGCAAGTCACTGCCCTCATACCCGCAAAGCTGCAGAAAGTAATATTCCAGGATTCTCCGGATAATGCTCATAAGGGGAATACCGGATGAAGCATCCTTATATTCATCCCACAGAGCTGCATAAGAATTTTTGACCGGATTTACATTCATTCGCTCTGAAGGGCAGTCGGGGTTTGGACAGTCACACAGCCGTATAGAGGACTTGTTGTCCGTTTTACGAATCAGATAAAAGGAAACAAAGTCATAGCGGTTGGCGTAAGCATAGGTGACTTCCCTGTGGAAATAAGCGTTATGAGTCAAAATAAAAATTTGCTTGATAAAGTTCCCGGAAACTACGGGATTTCTGTTATCCGCATTGTTCCGGCACACTTCGATCATTTTCCTGATCTGTGCGCTCACAATAAAGAGCGCACTGCTGTCCATGCTCGAAACGGGGTCATCGATGACAACAATTTTCTCCCGTGTATCGCCGTCGGCGCTTTCTCTCCCAAATACAAGCTGTTGGAAATATAAAAACGCGATAAAATTCTTTTCCCCTTCGCTGAGGTTCTCCGCAATCTTGCCTGTATCTGTGCGCACAACCTCGTAATTGATGGCCGGGGTTGGGACAACGCGCTCTACAGAACCATCGGGGCGGATGATTTCTTCATGCCGGGGCCGCAGTTCAAATCCCTGGAATCCAGAGTCGCGGAGCATGGTGTTTATGCTTTTCATTGCGGTTTCAGTTTCCACGGTCTGGCTATTTAAAATACGCAGATCCTCTTTTAGCTGGTCAAGTACCTCCTTCTGTGTATTTATGATATCCTGCTGCGCCTGTATTTCCGCATCAAGGGCTGATTCGCTTCGCGCATAGGCTTCCAGGACATCTTTTAAAGTATAGGCGATTTGCTCAAAAACGGCTTTTTTGCACTCGGCTTTCTTTTTCGGGCCGGCGGACACAATATCATTATTGGCGTCTATCAGGCGGTTAAAGCCGCTGATGATGTCCGAAAGCTCCTGGAGAAGCGATTCAACCTCGTCCAAGGCGATGATTTTAGACGGTTCCGCCACCTTGCTCTTGATTTTTTCAATATTTTCGGCTATTACTGCCTTTACTGCAGTGAGCTTGTCATGGTAAGGCTTTGTATCAATTGCAGGGTAAACCTCATCCGGCAGCCGACTCAACGGAACGAACAGGGCATTTGCCGTATCCCGATAAGCAGCCAGGAAAGCGTCCAGCTTCTGAAGGTTTGTTTGATACTGTGTATCAAAACTTGCGGCCAGTATTTCTTCAAAATTCTGGGGCAGCTCTTGGGAACAATACGGACATTTTCCACCTGCCTTTTCATGGTAATCTGCATGGCCTTGGCGCACCCATTCAGTTGCCCCGACTTCTTTCAGAAAGTCTGCAAATGGCGTGTTTGAAGTATTCACAATCGCAAGGGAAAGAATCTCACAGCCGGAGATGTGGTCAAGGGCAGAAACATCACTGACTGCGTTAAATCTGTCATACCGCTTTGCCATAGAAGAATAGACAGAGTCATACATCCGCTTCAATTCTTCAACATCATGCTGTATGGGAGAGTGGCGTTTTACCTCTTCGGCAAATTTCTGTTTTGACCCTTTCTTGCCCTCCTGAGTCGCTTCGAATACAGTGCGCAGTTCCTCTGTTTTGTCCCAACAGTCCTTATATAGCTGTTTTTCCAAAGCAGCTTTCGTTTTAGCTTTTTTATCCTTTTCAGCGAAAGCATCCGAAGAGATTTTTTGTGCCTTTTTCTGTTCAGCGGCCTTCCTGTCAATCTGTTCCTGTATTTTTACATTTGCCTCATTCATGGTAAAAACGCCAGGAAGATTGTGGTAGTTCCTCATATTGGCATCAATAAAATCCTGGTCGTATACAAGGGGGAGATAATCCACAGCAGCTTTGCCAGGGGCATAGATTACCCCAGAGCCAGTTTTTATTGCTTTTGCTATGGTTGTTTTTCCCGTTCCATTGTTGCCAAAGAAATAATTGATGTAAGTTGGGGCAATGGCAGCGCCGGTGCCTTTATATGTGGCGTCATCGAGAGTAATCCGTATAATTTCACTGGGTAATTTATCTGGCATGATATTCCTCCCTGTTAGCTCGGCCTTGGGAGGGTGGTAAGCCCAGCCTCGTCAAATGCCTCAAAAAGATTGACCTTATGTACGGACCATGCACTGAAGTTCAAATCCGTGATAGCGCAGCCCATATTAAGATCAAAATAGATGGCGTTCTTTTTTGCGCACAATAGCTGCTGATTAATGGCGGATACGGGCTGGAAAGCAACTTTAATGTTCTTTCCCTCTTTTTTGACCCTTCTGATGTAGCCATAAACCGCCCACTGGTTTGGATCGGTTCGGCCCCAATGCTCTGTGTTCTCCCGGCAGATAAGAGCTGGGAATGTCTTTAATTCCGCAACTCCTGCATCGGACAGGGATGAACACCGCTCCAGGATTTCCGGTGGGACAAGATGCTGACTCAGAGCGCGGCTGGCAGTTACAGTCACAATATTGTTGATAAAGACATCCTCTTCGCAGGTAACAAGAAGCTGGTAGTACTCCTTGCTGAAGGACTGTATTGCCATGAGCTGCTCGGCGCTATTACTTCCGCCGGGCTGTTGGTAATTGTAGTTAATATTAACCACGCCGCCGCCCTGGTTTGTTACATGGACGTTCGTGGAGCCGGTCTGCTCAACTTTTTGTGCCGCAGGAGGCGTTGATGTTTTCGGAATCAGTTTGTTATTCATAAGCCGCCTCCATCAAAAGTGAAAATTGATTGTACCGTTATTTGTCAGATTGACATTGTGATCCCCGTTTTGGATAACATTTGTCTGCTGCTGGATAACGGTTATTTTTTTGTCTTCTCCGGCGGCACCTGATGGCATTTCGTCATCCACGACCTCCGCCTCGATAAATTCTGCATCGCTGTCTGTTCGTACCGATTTCCCCGTCGGTTTTCTTGTGGCAGCAGCCGCCTCTCTGATGATGGAAGCGAACAGGTCCGCCAGCTTATCCGCAGCATTGTGTAAATCGATGTCTGGGATATATTTCTGGAACGTCTCGCACAGCCCTTGAATAGCGCAATCCTGAAAACTGCCGATGTATTCGGAAAACCCAAATGGCTCTACATAGGGGCTGATTTTTCTTGCCAGACTGGAGATTTTTGTATTTCCGTTGTAATACGCCTTAAAGGATTCTTTATCGTACCCGTTGAGAATATCCAAGCCGTCTTCCGTGACGATTGCTTCAAATAAGGAACGGGTAAAGGCGTGAGTACTGCTCCCGGCTCCGATGCTGGGAGACAGCAAATGTGCAAAGTCCTTAAAGTTCAT